CTTTCTCAACATTAGTCATACTTGCCTCACCAGATGCATTAGAAAAATCAGAAGTAGTAACGAATACATCAGTACTACCTGCGACATTAATGCCACCAAATTCAGCAGTCATCGTACTCAACTGTCTACCAGAATACCTAGTATGGAAAACTATTCCCAATCTAGCCTGTATTATTTGTTTTCCTACAGGACTATCTTTAGGAACTGCATATACAATAGTGTTTGGTTGAAATGCAATACACATATCACCACCAATCATTGCTTCATACTTATCATCAGTAAATAACAAATCACCTTGTATAACTCCAGTGATACCAAGTTTAGATAGATATCTATATGAGGCTTTAAGTTTTGAATTTAACTGACCTGCACTATAAAATTTATCTACATCAGACTCTGAATAACATATCTTAGGTGTTACTGAATTAAATACAGACTTAGTACCAACAAAGAAACTATTTTTCTGAGGATCCATACCACAAATAACGGCAGGAGCACCGTCCCACTTCACTGTTACATTAGTATCAGCAGCACCACTTTCCAACATATCACCAAGAGATCTTAAGAAAGCAATAGCTTCCCTCCCTCCTTGGGATCCTCCATTGAGTATATTATCTTCTAAATGTTCTAGGTGGGTATTCTTCATCTAGTTTGTCTTAAATTGTGCTTTAAATTCTGGTGTCATATTTGCATGGAATCTAGGATGAGCAACAAAACTACCACCATATCTTAATATTATATGAAGAGCTTTCATTGTTACTCCACTTGAACTAGTCATATACAAACCAAATTCAGCTGAAGCTGCTTCCTCCGATCCTGCTTCCAATCTAATTTCATTTGAACAACCAGTTCCACACCATTCATTAATTTTTTCAAGTAAAGTATCTGCTTTTACAACACTGGCAGATCCAATACTAGGATTAAATACGTATTCGCCAGTATCTACAGGCTTTGAACCAGCTATTATCTTTGTATAATCTCCAGCATTCCTTGGATTCTTACCACCCGTTACATCTTTAGTTACTTTTCTTGCAGCTAGTTTTGAATCAATGGTCGTTTGTCCTTCTATTGGATTACCATCACTATCAGCTAATTCATAGACAGTAGATTTCTTAGCATTTCCAACCCCCTCTACCAAATAAAAATCAAATGTATGTGGAACATCTTTAAGAACTTTTTTAAGATCCAATTTCAAAGCTCTGGTAAGAAGAGTTTCTGCCATATAAGTACTAAAAGGTTTACCATCAACCATAATATCCTTACCATCCTTATCTTTTCCATTCAATACATCTACAAAATCTGACCATAATGTAGAACTACCCTTTAACTTACCATTAACATAATCTCTCCATCTTGTTATTATCTGACTCTTCTCATTTGGTAGACCTTTCATATTTGGATTTAAATTTCTAACATGATCAACATCTTTAAGATTAATTAGAGGTACAGGTTCTTTTTTCCAACCATTTGTAGCTGCAGACCATTTCCAAACATCCACCTTCATATTCATTATAAGTTTAGCCTGTGCTAAAGTAGGTTCACCTCCAACTACCTTTATGTCAGGCAATCTATACTCATATTGTTCTGTTATTGGTTTACCCTTCTGAGCACCCTTTTGATGAACCTTACCAGTAGGTATTCTAGCCATTTGTGCTGGTCCTGAAGGACCACATTCTAGCAAATCTTTCTGTGCTTCATCAGACCAAAAAGGACTAGTTTTACCTGTCTCCTGACATGCTTCGTAAATTATTTTAGCAAAAAATTTATATCTAATCTCTTCTACTTTTGCCTGCAATTTTGATACAGCATCAGATTTTAAAAAAGAAGAAAAAGCAGCATTAGTTAACGGAGGTGAAGCCTCTTGCATCCTTCTTTTCTTTTTTAAAGATATACCAATAAAATGATTGCCAGGATATCTCAATACAACATCAGAAGAATTATAATCATCCATTCCTGCAGCAGGAACTTTAAACTGAGAAATATCACTATGCCATGAATTACCAGTTAAATATATTTTTTCTGGAACACCCATACCAGTAGCACTTCTAGTTGCTTGAACAGCAGATATAGCTCCAGCTAAATCATCATATAGATAACCTTCTCCCTTTCCTCTAATTGCACCAAGAAATCCTTTTTTTAATGCATCAGATGTGCCATTCTTTTCACTACCATAAACTTTAGTTCCTTTAAGTCCATCAAGGACTTTATCATACAAATCAGTAAAAACTTCTGGAGATGTATAGGCACCCAAACTTTCTAGTGTTGATACACCAGCATATAAGGCTTCAGAAATTTCATATGCCATTATCTTTAAATACTTTCTAAGTATTTAGTTCTTCTTCATAAAGTAATGATTAATGACTTCTATCTGATCATGGTAACGTGCAATCTTATCTAACTCAACTTGAATCGCTTCAGTGATATCTGAATGTTCTCCAATACCCATTGGATGTTCTAAGTAAACTTCAACGTTTGCTCTGTGTTTTGCAATCTCTCCACTAGCATGTGCAAGCACTGCTTTTAATAATTGGTCTCTCATGTGAATCATAGGTCGTTTGGTTTACGGTTCTCTGAATAATATATATCAAACTCACCGCCAGGATATCTTTTCTTTAACTTCTCTACATTCCCTGCAACTACATCATCGAATGATACTTCCAAAGCCATACAAGCTTGTGCAGCATACCAGAGAACATCACCCAACTCAATAATAAGATGCTCTCGGTTATCGGCATTCCAAGGTTTGCCTTGGAATACCATCTTCTTAACGATCTCAAGGAATTCACCAGATTCAGCAGCAAGCCCAACACCAGCAGTGGTAAGACGATTAATATTGGAACCCTGTTTATCAAGAAGTTGAAGACTATCAATAAAAGAGTTATAATCCTTACTGGGATCGGATGTGACACCATCCACGAAATCAAGGTATTTATCAAGGTCAACTTTTTTTGTCATTAGAATTTAAACTCAGCGAATTTCTTTGTCAGTTTACTCTCTTCATTATTATACTCTTCTTCTTGTCCACTGTCAAGTATATCTTCTTGAGCACTCTGTTCACAATCATACAATCTCATCTTTGCACGATCAATACCAATAACAAATCTCTTATTATAAGTAGGATCGTTATATCTATTCTTTAACTGTTTAACTAATATTTGATTCATCCCCTCCAATTCTTCTGTAGAAATAAGGGCAAACATAAGGTCAGCAGTAGCAGGGAGTCCAAAAGATTCAGAGGTGTCAGTAAGGTCCACATCAGAACTAGCAAACCCACTACGAGTAGTTTGGGTGGCAGAAACGATAGGGACATTACTTTCGACAGCAAGACCACGAAGTTCTTCTGCAATCGCTTTAATATACGAATAAGAATTGACATTGGCATTACCACGATATCTTGATGAACCACAAATATTCAAATAGTCTATGAATATTATATCAGGTCTAAAAGACTTTTTCAATGCTAGTTCATTTATCAATGCTTTGAAATGTCCTGAATGTGCAGCAGCAGTTGGATACTCTTTAATAATAAGTTTACCTTGAGTCTTCTTAGATAAAGCAGTTACCTTAGAATCAAATATAGGTTTTGGTAATTCAGTTATATCTTGTATCGGAATATTTAAAAGATTAGCATCAATACGTTCAGCAATTTTCTCTTCAGCCATCTCAAGAGTAATGTATAAAACATTCTTACCTTCTAGAAGCGAAGAAGCAGCAACATGACACATAAAGAGAGATTTACCCACACCAGTGCCCGCAAGCGCAATATTAAGGGTTTTATTTGGGAGACCTCCTTTTGTAATCTTATTAAAGTATTCAAGGTCGAATTGAATTCTGTTTTCTTTTCTGTTATAGAGTTCGAACCTTTGTTCATAGTCTTCTAAGTAATCGTGTCCAACATTACGATTAAAAGATACTGCTAATGCATTAGATAAAATATCTGGTATAGCATCTCTGGTTCTTTTCTTGTCTTCATCATTAGCAATCTGTATTGACTCCATAAGGGCCAGATATATTGCTCTATCACGACACCACTTTTCTGTAGTATTATTTAACCATTCGAGATCTGAATCAACATTTTCAAGTCCATTAAGAGTTTGATTAATATTAATTACTTCTTGTTCTGTAACATCCTTACGTTCATCTATCTCAATAGAAAGAATCTCTTGAGTAATTAAACTATTATACTGAGCAGCATACTTTGCAATATGTTCAAATATAATCTTCTCTTCTCTATTATTAAAATACTCAGGCTGAATAAAAGGGAGTACCTGTCTCAGATACTCCTCATTGTATATTAAATTTCTTAGGATAATGTTCTCAGTTCTATCCATCGTTAGAGATAATGAAAATAAGTAGTAAGAATATATTTCTTACCTTCCACAACAGGAAGTCCAGCGTGAGGATAAATCCATAGTGGAGGGAACACTAAGACACGACCAGTCTTAGGTTTAATGATTGTATCATGAATATCGAACTTTGTCTCGCCTCCTTTAAAATCTTCATTCAAATATACTTGACAAGCAAGCCATCTTTTAGCAGAACTATAATCTGCAACATCAACATGTCTATCAAATTCATCACCAACATCATACTTCTTAATCCTAAGTTCTTCAAAACCATATTTTATAGGTAAGAAATCTTCTGTAATTTTAAGGTCAGAAAAATACTTGTAACTTAGTTCACTGAAATTATGATAAAGACCACGATATGCTGGATCATGTCCGATATTCCTTTGATAAAAATTTGGTTTTCTATTATTTTCTACTCTCTCATTACTCTCTTCAACACATTCGATTAACTGATTACAAATATTTTCAGAAAGAAAATCATCATAAGTCTTAATAAAATTATTCTCCATAACCATACTCACTCTTAGCAATCTCATCAAGAGCCTGCATTATCTCTGGAGTAAAATATTCTTCAGGATCTTTATATATTGCTTTAGCATAAACTTTCTTACCGTTTATCTCATAACGTCCTGCAACG